CCAGAAAGCAGCCGGTCTAGCTACTCGCGACCAAGCAAAGACTTTTATCTATGCATTTATCTACGGTGCAGGTGCGGCCAAGATTGGCAGCGTTGTGGGTGGCACAGCGAGGGATGGTCAACGTCTGATCGACCAATTCCTTTCTAACGTACCGGCACTGAAGAGCCTACGCCAACGGGTTGAACTAGCAGCAGCACGTGGCTACATCCCCGGTCTAGACGGACGAAGGCTAAAGGTTAGATCGGCACACGCAGCACTTAATCTCTTGATTCAAGGGGCCGGTGCTGTTATATGTAAGCAGTGGCTGGTCCACATCATGCAGCTTATAAAGGAGGAAAGAATAGATGCTTACTTAGTTGCCAGCATTCACGACGAGTATCAGTTTGATGTCAGGCGTGACCAAGCTGATAGATTTGGAGAGTTGACAAAGAAAGCTATGAAGATGTCAGAAAAAACACTGAAGGTTCGCTGTCCTCTAGACAGTGAGTACAAGATCGGAAACAACTGGGCGGAAACACACTGATGGTTCAGCTAACAGACGCACAAAAGCAGCGAGGAGAAGAGGTAGGCACACGCCGTTACAGAGTAAACAGACAACGGAATGTAACCAACAGGCTTGTGGCGGTAATGGATGTTGAGGAGCAAATACAGAATGACATCTACGGCGCGATGGCAGAGGTGTTTGTCGCTGACCTGCTCAACGTGCCGTGGAGCGGAGAGGCAGATAGCCCCGATAACATTGCGGATGTTGGTGAAGACATTGAGGTAAAGTGTTCACAATATAAAACCGCCCACCTTATTGTCAGACCTCGTCGCCACCGAGCAGACCCGACTGAATACATAAAGTCACACAGATATGTTCTTGTAACATACGACAAAAGAAGTCTTGACTTTACATTTGTGGGCTGGATTGCTGGCGAGGAAGTCATGCAAGATAAGTTCTGGAAGAAGGACTCTTGGTGGGTTCCACAAGCAGAACTAAACAAGGAACTTCCTCATGCCTAAGATAGAACTAGAACTTACCTATGAAGCTGTTGACGACATCGTTAAGAGGGGACTGCTTGAAACCCTTGACTCACTACACAGGTTCCCCTACGATGACGACAATGCTTTGCATGATTCGGTATTGTGCGTCCTTGAGTACTTCTGTTCGCCAGATGAATATGAAAAGATTATGATATCACTGCGTGATCAAACGCTATGGGATGGGCAGGAAGCCGCACAACTTAGCTTCGACTTTTAGAGTATCAGTATTCTCCACGTTAGTGAGAGAATACAGTGATACTCTTAGGTAGGTTAAAAAAGATGTTGACAGCCTACCTCAACTGATCTAGTATGTACGAATTATCAACAGCCACCGTTGAGTGGCACATGCGAAAGGAAACTAATATGACTGTAATTACTGGCCGTGCTTTCTGGGCTTCCGTTCAGGCTCCTAACACCACCTATGATGCTGATGGTGTATGGACGATTGACGTATCGCTGGACCCAGACAACAAGAAGCGGGTCGAGGAAGATGGTCTTCGCACCAAGAACAAGGGCGATGACCGTGGCGACTTCATTACCATCAAGCGTAAGGTAATGAAGAAGAATGGGGAGAAGAACGACGCACCTGCTGTCGTTGACTCCATGAAGAAGCCAATGCCGAATGTTCTTATCGGCAACGGCAGCGTAGTTAACGTGAAGTACCGCACGTATGACTGGACTTATCAGGGACGTGCTGGCATCAGTGCAGACCTTCAGACAGTGCAGGTTGTTGATCTTGTTGAGTACAGCGGCGGCAAGGGAGGCGACGACCTTCCTGTTATCGAAGGCGGATACAGGCACGGCACAGACATTACGGATGACGTTCCCTTTTAATCCGTAGTATCAGCACACACGGGGCTGTCTGAGCAGAAATTGAGACAGCATTGGTTGTCTGGGGTGGGCGGGACCAGACGGCATAACAAAAAGAAAGGTAATTATGTCTAACTCAAAAACAATCGACACCGTAGTAGATGATATCTACGCACTGTTCACGGACGAAAACGAACTTACGGTATCTGACGAAGACATGAAAGCCTTCGCGGAATCCGTATGTCAATCCATAAAAAGAAGCATTGAAGAAAAGAGAGACAGGCGGGAAAACTTACGCATGTCTCTTGTGGGACACCCCGACAGGAAGATTTGGTACGAAGTCAACGGTGCACCGCAAGAGACACTTTCTCCCCAGAACAGGATTAAGTTTCTGTTTGGAGATATCCTTGAGAGTATGCTTATCCTGCTGACAAAGACTGCTGGTCACAGCGTGACTGATGAGCAGAAGCGGGTTGAAGTCAACGGCATCGTCGGACACATCGACGCCAAGATTGATGGGGTGCTGGTTGATTTCAAAAGTGCATCCTCATTTGGCTTCAGAAAATTTAAGTACGGACACCTAGCAAGTGATGATCCGTTCGGCTACATTGCACAGATATCTTCTTACGCAACGGCGGAAGGTGCTGACGAGGCAGGGTTCCTTGCCATTGAGAAGCAGAGCGGTGAACTTGCATACCTACGAGTCCACTCACTGGAGATGATAGATGCAAAAGAAAGGATCGACTCCGTTAAGTCAATGGCTGGAAGCAGCCAGCCTCCCATTCGTTGCTATCCTGATGTTCCTGATGGCAAGTCTGGCAATCGCAGGCTTGACACTGGCTGTGTATATTGCTCTTTTAAAACGCATTGTTGGGCAGACGCTAATGACGGTAAGGGTCTACGAGTTTTCTCCTATTCAAATGGTGAGAGATACCTTACTAGAGTGTCGAAGGAGCCTGACGTACCAGAACTTTCTGACGCTGTTCTGTAATTATGCAATCAAAGCCAAGAAAAAAATCAAGAAAGAACGGTCTAAAGAATAAAAGATTTAGATCGACATCTGAGGCGACAGTCGCAGAGCATCTTCTTGTTCTTGGCGTACCGATTCTATATGAGACAGAGCGTGTTAAGTATCCTGTTATGAAGGTGAGGACATACACCCCTGACTTCATGCTGCCTAACGGTGTGTTCATTGAAGTCAAGGGGTGGTTCCGACCACAGGATCGTACCAAGCACTTAGCTATCAAAGAGGCGATGCCTACACTTGATGTCAGGTTTGTGTTCGACAATCCAAATACAAAGCTAATGTCCAAGTCAAAGAACGGAAAGACATATGCTGACTGGTGTGAGCAGCACGGCTTCCTTTACTGCAAACTATCTGACGGCATTCCCAAAGAGTGGCTGGAATGAAGACAGATATCTTTGTAGAAATAGAAACATATATGGAGGAGATAGGTTCACCTGAAAAGGTTCTGTTCCTTACTGTCATCCTTCAAGCGTTGCTAGACGCATCCAAGCCTGAGACGGCAAACGAATCAGAACGTGCCAAGATAGATCGTGATCGTGCACAAGCATGGTTCTTTGCCAGTGTGGGTGTAACCGCAGAAGACTTTACCATTGTATGCGACATGGCTGGCATTGATCCTGAGTACGCCAGAACATTTGCTTACAAGGTATTACGATCTAAGGAAATAGAGTACACTCGCAAGAAGATCAACTCAATCTTATCCAAAGACTAGGGAAACACATGCAATACAAGTTTGACGAGGGTCTGTATCTAGACGAGATACAGGAGTACATCGACGCAACCTACACCCAACACTATGCGTCAAGTAAGTATCAGGCCACCGACACCATCCTAGACGCTGGCTATGGCGACGGCTTCTGTATGGGTAACATATTGAAATACTGGAAAAGGTATGGAAAGAAAGACGGGCGTAACAGGAAGGACTTGCTGAAGATCATCCACTATGCTATTATCATGCTTCATGTCCATGATTCCCTAACCCCAGATCAGGAGTAGCCCATGCCTCACTTTCGTTCTAACGAAAACCCTATGTTTCGCTCTAAATTCAGCGAAGATATCTTCAAGCATAAGTACGCCCATCCGGGGTGTGAGACTTGGGCTTCCCTTGCTGCCGTGCTGGTAGAGGATGTTTGCCAGCACAACATGACCAAGGAAGAGAAGGCTACTCTGACACACATGATTACTGACCTAAAGTTTATTCCCGGTGGTCGGTATCTTTACTATGCTGGCCGTCCCAATAAGTTCTTTAATAACTGCTACCTTCTTCGTGCAGAGGAGGATACACGTGAAGATTGGGCTGATTTGTCATGGAAGGCAGAGTCTTGCCTTATGACTGGCGGTGGCATTGGCGTTGACTACTCTGTGTACCGTGAGGAAGGGCGTGTCCTTAACGGCACTGGTGGGTTATCCTCCGGCCCCATTCCAAAGATGCAGATGATTAACGAGATTGGCCGTCGCGTCATGCAGGGTGGTAGCCGTAGGTCAGCCATCTACGCCAGCATCAACTGGAAGCATCCAGACGTAAGCAAGTTTCTTGTTGCAAAGAACTGGTACGACATGCCAGTTGGTAGCACAGGCTACACAATTGGGCAGGTCAAAGAGCAGGACTTCAACTTCATTGCCCCGCTGGACATGACAAACATCTCTGTTAACTATGACACTGAATGGCTACTAAACTACTGGCGTACCGGAGAAGTTGGTGACGTATTCAAGAAGAACGTACTACAGGCACTGTCAACCGCAGAGCCGGGGTTCTCTTTCAACTTCTTTGACAAAGAAAATGAAACACTTCGCAACGCATGCACAGAGGTAACATCAGAAGATGACTCCGATGTCTGTAATCTTGGCTCTATTAATATGGGCCGTATTGATAGCCTTAGCGAATTTACTGATGTAGTAGAACTGGCTACCAAGTTTCTCCTGTGCGGCACCCTTCGTGCCAAGCTACCATATGACAAAGTATACGAGACACGTGCCAAGAACCGCCGCCTTGGCCTTGGTTTGATGGGCATGCACGAATGGCTAATCAAGAAAGGATATCGTTATGAGGTTACCCCAGAGCTTCACAAATGGCTTGGAGTCTATAAAGGCGTTTCTGACAATACTAGCCGTAGTTTCGCTGATGGTCTTTCTGTTTCCCGTCCTGTGGCTAACAGAGCTATCGCTCCGACAGGGAGTATCGGGATTCTTGCTGGCACTAGCACTGGTGTTGAGCCTATCTTTGCTGTTGCTTACAAGCGGCGTTATCTAAAGGGACAGTCACGATGGCACTACCAGTATGTAGTTGACTCTGCCGCACAGGAAATCATTGATATCTATGGCGTTAATCCTGAGAACATTGAGTCAGCACTTGATCTTGCTGAAGACTACAAGAGGCGCATGGCCTTCCAAGCAGATGTGCAGGACTATGTTGATATGTCCATCTCTTCCACTATCAATCTTCCTTCTTGGGGTACAAAGCTTAATAACGAAGATACGGTTGAAGACTTCTGCTCTACTCTTGCCAGCTATGCTCATAGGCTGCGAGGTTTCACCGTGTACCCTGACGGATGTAGAGGGGGACAACCTCTTAGCAGTGTGCCTTATAAAGAGGCTGTAGAAAAGCTAGGCGAAGAGTTTGAAGAAGGCGTTGAGACGCATGACATCTGCTCAATCACTGGACACGGCGGAAGCTGTGGAGTATGAGGCGGGAAATGGGCTGGCATTATCAGGCTAGGAGGTGAGGATGAAAACCATTATACATATCAACAAAAATCTCAAGCAGGCTAATGAAAAATACGGTAGAACACTGCCGGTATGTCGTATTGAAGAAGGTGGCAAAACTTGGTATGGATCACGAGTAGATATTCTAGGGCCAAGTTCAATGATCTACTCACCAGATAAACCACGTAAATGCGGTGCTAAACTCTGGATAGAAACTGATAGTGAAATTGTTATCTACGACAAAACAACATTCGCAGAGATGAGCGAGTATGAGCGATGACTGAAGATTATTATGAAGAAGTATTACTTCTTCGTAAGAAGGTAGATAAGTATGAGACTATTCTGAAACATGCAATGGCTGAAAAGACTGGTGTGTTCTTTATCTGTGGTGAAGCAGGTGAGAAGGATAGTATGGGGTTGCCGGAGAAGATTATGATTTGCCCAGCATACGGACTAGATGGTTTTAGTGTATATAAAAAAAATCAAAACTACTCTGCGCCGGGATGGTAGAAGTGTGGTATCATGGACACAACTTAACCCGTGAGCCTTCCTATCTTATGGGAACAAATCACGGAACAATTATGGAGACACCTTACACAGACAGGGAACATCCTGTGATAAAGAACTTGGAAAGAATCTGCCGTAATTCCTGCCAATCAGCTTGGAGCATTGGGTATTTCCCAGACAAGTACAAAGGAATAACATTTAGATTCTTTGCACCTGACGACATGGAGTTATTTAATACTGCTCGTCAACAAATTGAGGGAGGATTCTAATGACTTCATGTTGTAAACTCTGCAAGCTTGATTGGAATAAAGAATACTGTCTTGGCTGCGGCAGGACGGTTTACGAAATCAGGCAAGCATACATTGACTCGCTTGATAAAAGGAGTAGCGAAAATGGAACTAGCATTAGACCTATATCTGCTAACAAAGCTAACGATTAGAAGTGCCGCTAAGACTATTGGGCAGCGGATTATTCAGTCAATCATGTCATCCTCTCAAAAGAGTTATGAACACTGGCTAAAGAATAACCGTCCCGGCTTCTGACAATAAACAAATAGCGGACCCCTAGCTCAACTGGATAGAGCAACAGCCTTCTAAGCTGTAGGTTGCGGGTTCAAGTCCTGCGGGGTTCGCCATTTTTTTGTTGACATCTCTAAACAAATACCCATATAATGACCATATCAGCGCAATCTGGCTGATATATAATACAATCTTGCTTTAAAAGGAGAATGTAATGAATGCACTAGTAACTCTTAATCCAGCCTTTCAGTCGGTACTGGACAAGATGGATCAGTTTGGTTTTGGTTTTGACGACCAGCTTCAGCGGCTATCACAGGCACACGATCATTGGATGTCGTCTACTTCTTACCCACCCTACAACATTATTAAAGACGACAATAAGTACCAGATTGAAATTGCCCTAGCCGGATTTAAAAAGGAAGACATTGAAATTGGTCTGAAGAAGAACGTCCTTTCCATCTCTGGCGTTACGCCAAAGGTAGAGGCAGAAAAGAATATTGCGTATCGCGGAATCGCAACCCGTAAGTTCTGTCGGTCCTTTGCCTTGTCAGACAATACAGAAGTAAAGTCTGCCAAGATGGAAAACGGTATGCTTACAATTACCATTGAAAAGCTTGTGCCGGAACAGGACAAAGAACTAAAGATTACTATTGATTAACAATATGTCGCCGTTCAGCGTCTTTCCCTAGTGTCGTTGGACGGCGACACCTCACCTTACCCACAGACAAGAGAAGCCAATGAATCCCTTCCATAATGATAAGATGCCAACCATCTATATTGGCTACGATCCAAAAGAAGATATTTCCTACAAGGTTCTTCGCCACTCAATCTTAAAGCACACAAGGGGGGAGTATAATATTATCCCGCTTTCCCAGCCTGACCTTAGACGAGCAGGACTTTATCGTAGGGCTGGCAAAGAACTTGATGGAAGGATCGTTGACTACTTTGATAAGAAACCATTCTCTTCTGAGTTTAGCTTTACCCGTTTCCTCGTGCCGTTTCTAAACCAATACAGTGGGATGGCATTGTATATGGATTGCGATATGTTTCTCCGCACAGATATCCGCAATTTATTCGGAGAATATCGTAAAAGAGAGGACTACGCTGTTCAGGTTGTCAAGCACGTATACGAACCAGCGTCCAATACTAAGATGGACAACCAAGCACAAGAACTATATCCACGAAAGAACTGGTCAAGTTTTGTTTTGTGGAACTGCTCACACGAAGCACATCTTCGCTTGACTGTCGATGATGTAAACACTAAGAGTGGTAGCTGGCTACACGGGTTTGGCTGGTTATACGATAATGAGATTGGAAGCCTGTCACCACGATGGAACTGGCTGGACGGACACTCAACCGAACCAGACCCATACAATGTACACCTCACTACTGGCGGCCCCGCCTTTGCAAACTGGACTCCGGCGAGGCAGTCTGATTTTGAGATGGCAGAAGAATGGAAAGAACTTAGGCAGGAAGTATTAATCATTGAAGCACTAGACGGCACAATAGGAGAAAAATAATAATGTTAAGCAGCCAACTAACTTTTGTCACGTCGTTTAGCCCAAGCGGATATGAGCAGTACGCCAACGCAATGCTTGAGTCTGTAAAAGAAAACTGGCATCCAAGTCTAAAGCTTGTGGCCTACTACCACGACTTTGATGCAGAAACTGTAGCTACATTTCCGCAGGCAAAGAACATTGAATACAAAAACCTAAATGATATCCCGGATATGTTAGCCTATCGTGAGCGGATGAAAGGCCACGATGGAACAGAGGGTGGTCGTGTCCCATACAACTGGCGTCTTGATGCTGTCAAGTGGTGCCACAAGGTATATGCACTGACGACACAGGCATTCTCAATGCTTGAGGAGGATACCCAACCGGGTTGGCTTATCTGGCTTGACGCTGATACCGTCACAAAGCGTTTGCTAAAGCCTGATTCATTTGCACACATCCTTCCTGCACAGGCAGAACTTGTATACCTTGGCCGCAAGGATGTGGACTATAGCGAAACATCCTTTATGGGCTTTAACCTAGACTACGAGACGCCTGCCTTTATGCTTGGTGATCTTCGCGGCGCATATGATATCAGCGAAGTCCTTGCTTATCGTGAATGGCACGATGGTTTTATCTTTGAACGGTTGCTAAAGATTTATCTAGCTCACGGTATGAAGGCACAGAACCTAACGCCTAATGTCAGTGGGCTGTCAGCCTTTGCTCAGTCTCCTCTAGCAGACTTTATGGTGCACTACAAAGGAAACCTAAAAAAGAATATTGGCAATGATGTTGCACCAGATGTTAAGCTTCCACGATATGAGCAGCTAAACACACTGATCCGCCATTACAAGTCAAAGAACATTGTTGAGGTTGGCACATGGAATGGCGGACGTGCTATTCAGATGGCAACCACAGCCTTTGAGAAGAGCAATGAAGTATCTTACGTTGGCTTTGATTTGTTTGAGGAAGCTAACGAAGAGCTAGATAAGATTGAACTAAACAGCAAGCGACACAATACGCTAGAGGCAATTAACCAACGCCTTGCTTCCTTTCAAGAACACATGAAGGAGCAAGGCAAGACATTTACATTCAAGCTCTACAAGGGCGACTCTAAAGAAACGCTGGCCCTAGCTAAAGATGACATTGTTAATGTGGACTTTGCTTACATTGACGGTGGTCATAGCGAAGCTACAGTACGTAGCGACTTTGAGCATCTAAAGCATGCGCCTGTTGTCGTGTTCGATGATTTCTTTTCTGAAGACGAGAATGGCAATATCCTTGACGAGGAATATCTAGGAACAAACCGCCTTGTCAAATCAATTGAAGGCAAGCGTGGTATGGTGCTGCATTCAACCGACAGGGTAAAGGGTGGTGGACATACCCATCTTGCCGTCGTTCTAATGAGCGATGACGTTGCCAATCTTCCCAGCGAACTAACCCGCATGCCAATTGTCGTTAAGCCACGGGATTCTGTTGAGAAAGAAGTTATTCTTGACAACGTGTATGAGAACATGGGCCTAATTAAAACTTGGGACTTTGTTAAGAAGATGCCCATGAATGATCTACATGCTATTGTTGTTTCGGCTGGACCATCTCTTAACATTCCAGAACTACGAAAGACTATAAAGAAGTATGGTGACAAAGCCTATGTGTTCTGTGTTAAGCATAGCTATCCCATTCTT